GCATACGCTTCATACGCCACCTGCGCCAGCGGCTGGAAGGAGCCATCGACAAAACGGAACAGCGGATGCTCCGGGAATAGCGTCACCGCCGTGGTGGAGGTCATAACGCCCACCAGCATATAGGTAAACCCATCTTCCGCATCCGGGATACTGCATGTCAGATAATCCGTAGCCGGTGTAAAGGTCGATCCATCCAAGGTTCCGACGATATAAAGCGATGCAGCCTGCACGCCGGTAAAGGTGGACAAGTGGTTTCGCACTGGTACGCTGGAATAGGCCAGATACGCATTGGAGGTGGTATAGCCCTTATTGACCGTGCTGGTCAGGTAGACGATGGGCTTGCTCACATCAAAGGGAACACCAGCCGCCAGCAGGAAATAGCCCTCATTATCGCCGACAGCGAATTTGAAGTAATTGCAGGTTTCTTTGGCTTTAATGGAACCGCTGCGAATGCGGTCGTAGGTGTCGGTATTGTAGTTGGCATCTGCCCACCAGCCCTGTGCAATCGTCGTGGAGAGATACTTGGCATTTTCCCGGTAAGTCATGCGGATCACGTTGCCAGCAGGATATTGCGTGGTCAGCCGTGAACTTTGGCCGAAATAGCAGTTAATAGCGCCGGTGGTTGTGCCGTCCGGAAACGTCAGTTCAAGGGTAGCGTTTCCGCTGCCGGAATACGGAAGCCAGTAAGCAATCTGCTGGCCGTCCTTGAGTTCGGTAAAGCTGGCATTGCCTTTCCATGCGCCGGTGGTTGCGGTCTGTGTGCCGACAATCATTTCGGTGCCACCGCCGCTGGAGGCCATCGCTGCTGCAATATCCTCCTGATACTGCGTACTGCCAGTTACAGTGGACACGATGGCGTCCTCGGTTATTTTGAGTTCTGCAGCAGATACACGTTCTTCCAGAGAGTCCACATCCGTCTGATCGGCTTTACCAGCCACCATGAGGCGGAGGTATTCGTTGCCGGTGATGTCCATCGCATTGAGCGCAGTGATCGTTGCTTCCCGGGCGAAGAGCGTGTCCACGTCCAGATTGGCAGCGATCAGACTGCGGATGGTGGCATTGTCAGCGAAGATCTCCTGCACATTGAGCGTCTGGGCTGTGATACTGCCCTCGATCAGCTTCTCCGTGCCGTGGATAGAAAGATCCGCCACATCGTCATTGCTCACCTGCTTAAGGGTGGATGTGATGTTGCCGTCTGCATCAACGGATACCGAGTAGAAATGCCCATCCTCGCCTTTGACCACAAGTTCGCCGACCGTCAGGCTGACCATATTCGCTTCGGTCACAGCCAGCTTTGCGATATACAATTCACCGGCAGTACCCTGTGTGATGATCGCCGTATCGGTAGCCAAGTCCTTGATGTGCGACCAGTCGATATCGGCGGTCTCGATGTCAGCCTTGACCATGCTGGCCACAGCCGCCGTAAGCGTAGTGATCGCCGCCCAGTCGATATTTGCTTCATCGATATTGGCAGAGGTGATCTGCGCCTTGGAGATTGTTGCGATGTCTGCTGCCAGTGACTCGATCTGTGCCCACTCGATGTAGGCATTGATGATATTCGCTGTGGTCAGCTGTGCGGTAGAGATCATGGCGATGGAAGCATAAAGTTCATCCGTCGTGATCTGCCCGGCAGCCAATTCCTGAATTTTGGCAGACACCGCAGTGATCGCATTGGCATTCAGGGTTTCGATGAGCGCCTGCGCAATGTGTGCCTGAGTGATTGCCGCCGTCTGGATATGGGCGCTCTGGATCGCTGCGTTCTTCACTTGAAGACTGCCAACAGAACCATTCTGCAAGTGTCCGCTGCCGATGGAATTCAGCATGAGCTTCGCGCCGCTGATCGACCCGGATGCCAACTGACGTGCGGCAATGGTCGTGCCCTCCAGCGCAGTGGCAGCAGTACCCAGCGTGACAGAGGTGTATTTCTTCGTCAGGCAGTCGTAGGTGTACTGGGTCATGCGCATGGTCACTTCCACACCGATGCGCCGAGCGATAACACGAACACTATCACCAAGGAAAATATCAGAAAGTGCGGCGTACTGCTTGTACTCTTCGGCGCTGGTGCAGTTCACGAAATCCACGGACAGCGTGACCGTAGGAAGGTCGCACCCGGCGTCATACTCAGCCCGCACAGCAGAGCGCATTTCCTCATAGCACTGAGACTTGTTCCGGGTGTCATCGCCCTCGGTAACTTCCTTTGCAGAGGAAACGGCAAGATGCACCCACTTCGGATGCGGATAGGCGTTGATGTTGGGACTATCGATATAGAGCTCAGGCAGATACAGCAGATTGCCGTCTGCGTCCTCGCCGGTAGGCATGATGCGCGTGATGACATCGGTCTCATCCACATCATAGCTAATGCCAGTGAGGTTCTTGCGCTCACGGATGTGCACATTGCTGTCGCAGCCTACGCGCTGAACGAGGAACACGTCAAACCAGTCACGGGCAAGCTCTGCACCATACTTTTCGACCATGCCACCTTCGCCGAGGAGCGCCTCCACCGGGTTGATGTTCTCCAGAAGCACATCTGCCGCCGTGGACTCCAGATCGGAATAAAAGGTAAAGGCGTGATCGGACAGACAGCCGTCTGCGATATCCTGCGCCACAGACGCGCCCACAGCGCCGGAGCCGGGCTTCACCTGCTGGAGCATATTGTCGAGCAAATCATAAAAAATGTGCCTTGCATGGACTGTGATCTTGTCCAGTTCAGGCACGACACGGTAGATGCGGAAAGGCTGATCACGAAGCTGTCGGGGTTCGATGACATCATTCTGGAAGCCAACATACTCCGTTTTACTCTGCTGTTCGGTGCGCTCATAGGTCAGGTATTCAGCAGACATATAGCCATGCTTGCCATCAGGGGCGGTCACTTCGTACCACTGGCTGTTGCTCTTGTCCAGTACAATGACTTCTTTGCCTTTCTTGTATTTGCCGAGGATTTTGTAGTTGGTGCCTGTACCGGAACGCAGGCGCAGCGGATCGCTTTTCGTGGTGATTTTGTAGATTTCCACGTCATAGGTATCCGTCTGGTACTGCTGTGTGACCAGATTGATCTGCGGGGTCATCGCCGCAGGCACAGGGGCGCGGATGATACAGCCATCTGTCAATCGCTGCCATTTGCCCAGATCGTCAATCGGATGCGTGAGAGTAAGCTCCCACTCGCCGTTAAGCGTTTCGGTCACGGAGCAGGAAAGCGGGCTGACTACGCCCAGACCATTGTTGGAAAAGTCCGTGCAGTCAGCCGGGTAGACACAGATCAATGGGGTTCACCTCCTCACAGATTTCGCCAGTTGGGTACAATCTCCACTTTAGTAACCAAGCCGCTCCAGCTTACGGCATTCTGTCCGGGCACCAACAGCGGGAAGTCGCCGTTCATGCAGTTGTTCATGCTGGCGACGCCCGAATAGGCTTCCATCAGCGGTGTGTCCAGCGTAATGCTGCCATTGATGCCTGAAAGCTCCACGATATAGGCACCGACCATGAGCGTGATCTCGCCGCTGCCAGTAACTGTGATGATCGGTTCGGAAGCCACAGTTCCCGGATTGGTAACAAACGTGCCACTTGCTGTCAGCGTAATGTTCTCCACACCCTCCTGATACCAAAATGGCTTACAGCGGAAATTCACCGCAAACGACCGATGCGGATTGCCGCGCAGGATTTTCTCAAAGGGAATCTGATTAACTATCCGGGCAAAATAAAAGCCACCCTCGCGATTGGCGAAGGTGACTGTGCCGCCGCCCCGAAGCCATGCGCAGATCTCCGGGATACGAGCAGGGTTATTGATGATGCAGGTGGCGGTCAGCGTCAGATCATCATATACGTCGTCGCCCTCCAGCGTAGTGAGCGTTCCGCTTCTGCCGGGGACAACGGTAAACGTGGCGCGTTCTGCGGGCATGGTCAGCGGCGGCTGTTCCAGCACATGGACGCCATATTCTGTGGAACGCACGCCGTTCCATTCAAACCAATCGTTCAAGAGGTTCTCCTTTCCAGCACGACAAAGCGCCGCCCTGCTGTAGAGCGGCGCTCGGCGCTGTTGTTTAGTCGTCGCTTCTGCGATCAGGCCATCCGCAAGCCTTTACCACGCTGCTGTCTGCGGGTCAACGTAGCAATTTCCGTTGCCAGCGCGTAAATATCCTGCTCGTCCCGGATGGTGAAGGTATTTCCTGAGAGGTTCACCGTACTGTTCTGGTTGTACGTCCTGTGGTTGGTGGTGGCATTATTGACGATAGCGCCCTCGCGGGCTTCATCCGTCAGGTAGCGGGCGGCATTGCGGATGATCTTTGCCTGCTCTTTGCTCTCTTCCATCACGCCCTGTCCGAAACCCTTCATGGTCATCGCACCGACTTCATCGCGGAATACGCGAGACGGGCTGGCTATTTTGAGCTCGGACTTCGCCGCATTTACAGCGGCGCGGGCGGCGGAGCGCATGGCAGAAACCACACCACTTCGGCCTGCGTTGATACCCGCCTTGAGACCGGCCATTGCATTCACGCCTGCACTGCGCAGCGTAGTAGAAGTCAAATTCGCATCAACCGCGTTCTTGATGTGCGTGCTCACTTGACTGCCGGTGGTCGTAAAGCTGTACCCCGTCATGGAGGACTCCAGCCCGCCCATGATGGTTGTACCATTACCGGACAGTAAGCCCTCCACCAGCGCAAGCGTCATGGCGGCTTCCACGTTTCCGGCGACAGACGCGGCATCCGTGGAGAAGTCATACTCCGCAGCGCCTGCTCCGATGCCCGCTGTCACATATCCGCCCACAGGCTTCATGCGTGTCGAGGGACTCTGAATACCCAGCGCGAGGTTCAATGCGGATTCAAGGTTGGAGGCTACGGTTTCAGCGTCGCTGTCCCAGCCTGCCTCTGTCATGCCCTGTGCAACGCCTTCCTTGATGTGTGCGCCGGTTTCGGTGGTATCAAGGCCGTTAAGGAAGGTCACGATGGCCTGCAGGTTTTCGATGTCCGCCTGCGATACCTCCTGTCCCTGCTGGATGGCAGATACCATTTCGCCGACGTAGGCAGAAAGCTCTGCAACGGTTTCGGCGTTGAAATCGTTCCGCATACTCTGATCCAGCACACCGTGATTCGTGCTTTCGCCGCGCAGAGCAGCCCAGAACTTCTGCCAGCCGTTATAATCCAGCGTCTTGGTGTAGGAGTTGATGCGTTCAACAGCAGAGCCAATCATATCCATTGTGGTGGTTGGCATAATGCCCGCCCACATACCGGCGGCTGTAACGCCCAGCTGATCCACCTCATCCACCAGCGGGGATATGGCATCGATGGCTTCCTGCGTACCCGTGACCTGTGGAGAGATCAGGATATGCATTGTACCATCCTCGGACATTGTGGCAATGGTATCCGGGGTCAGTGCGCCTTCAGGCACAGCGGTTACAGGGATTTCAACACCATCCTGCCAGTATTTTAGCTTCCCATCGGCAGAGAGCGATGCCAGATCGGCATCCGAGATTTCACCAAGCCTGACAGGAACGTCAACGGCAAAGCCGCTGTTCTCCTGAAAGTCCTTATAGGTCAGATACTCATACCCGGTAATCTGCACCTTGGTGGTGATGATCGGCGGCGTTACGCCTTCGGCATTCACATACGAGGTGATCTGTGCCACAACCTCAGCCTTGAGGGCTGATTTGTCACAGTTGGTGGCCTCCGCATAGGCGTTGACCATTGCGTCCACCTGTGCGTCCGTAACCTTGGACAGATCTACGTTCTCGGCCAGCAGATATTCTGTAACGATGGCGGCGACATCAGATGGTGCAAGCGCTGTGGTCAGCGCACCGCCCTCGATCTCCTGATAGGCCATGACGAAGGCTGTCACGCCTTCCGGTGCAAGCCCGGACAGGTCAATACCCTGCTTTTCGGCGTATTCGGTCACGTAGGCAACCACGTCGTCAGGCTTGAGCAGGGAAACATCCGCGCCCTCTGCCAGCTCCTGATATCCTGCCACCAAGCAGGTGGCTATCTCCGGTGTCAGTCCGGTAATGTCTGCACCGTTGGTGACTTCGGCATACTTTTCGACGTAGGCGATCAGCCCCGTCGGCGTAAGCGATGCAGTGGAGGCACCTTCCGGGATTTCCGTATAAGAGGAAACAAAGGCATCCACGGTAGGCTGTACCCTGACAGTTTGCTCGTTTTCCTGATACCCGGCAATGATCGCGTCAGTGGTGATCGCGCCGGGGTTGG